TCGTTGAGCTTGGTGTGACAACAACAGCTGCACCATTGCTTTGGTTGGTATATTCGCCATAAAATACAACAACTTTATTAGTATTTGGGTCAAAGGCTGCTGCATTTGTTCTATGGTACGGATTATTAAATGCAATAGCTGTTTCAAAAGAAATAGATGTTCCAGAAACTGTTCCAGCTATCAATTTTCCTTTTTCTCCATCGCCATAATCCAAGTAGGCAATATGCGTTTTCTTTGTATTAGAGTCATATACTGGTGAAATATTGATTGTATTAGCACTATTGAAAACTACGGCTGAACCAAAACTAATACTTGTACCCGAAACATTACCGACTATAGCCGTTCCGTAACTATTATTTCCATCATCGTGATAACCAATAACGACTTTGTTTTCTGTGCTATCGAATGAAGCTCCTATACGTTGTGTAACCGCAGAATTAAAAACAGCTGGCGTTCCAAAAGAAATAGACGTACCCGAAACCGTCCCCACTGCCGCAGTTCCGTAACTACTGTTTGCACTATCCCGATAAACAGCGACTACTTTATTAGCATTAGAGTCATAAACCAATGAAGCATATGACATACTTGTAGTTCCAATATTTGCTGGCGATCCAAAAGAAATAGATGTTCCAGAAACTGTCCCTACAATTGCTTTAGCTACTCCATTGTTTTGACTGTCTCTATAAATGAAAACCATTTTTTGAGCATTACTGTCATATACAACGTTTATTTCACCAGTCAGTCCGGCATAAAATTTTACAGGTGAACCAAACGAAATTGATGTACCACTTACTGTACCAACAATTGCTTTACCATGATCAGTGTCCCCTAGATCATTAAAACCAATTACAACTTTATTATTTGTGGTATCATAAGCGATACTGTTACTAGTATTATTCCCTGATTCAAAGTTTACAGGAGTTCCAAAACTTATAGACGTACCTGAAATTGTTCCAACAGCACATTTTGATGTATTGGAATGAGAGTAAACAACAATTACTTTATTAGTATCAGGATCAACTATTGCTGACGGATAAGTTATTAGACTCCCACTGTGCAGAATAGTTTCAGAACCAACTGACGCAGGCGTTGCAAATAAAACATTGCTAACTGTTCCGTCAGCATTGACTGCGACTAAAGTACCATCTGATAAAGCACCGGATGCTGTTGCCGTAAAGGTTCCACCGCCACCACCTGTTGCTTGATCTACGAAACTTAAATTACCTGATCCATCCGTTTTTAGGACTTGATCGGCACTTCCGTCTGCTTGCGGATAAGACAACCCATCCAAGACAACTTTCCCCGAACCATCGGGAGTAATATTAATATCTCTATTAGAAGTAGATACAATACTATGAGTCACGACATCTAAACTTGCTCCTAATTGTGGAGAAGTGTCATCCGATACGTTTTGAATACCTGACCCAGCAAGTGACCCAACAGATGCAAATGATAAGTTTCCTGATCCATCAGTTGTTAAAACTTGTCCACTGTTACCATCTGCGTTTGGATGGGAGATACCATCAAGTACTACTTTTCCTGATCCATTAGGAGTAATGTTAATATTTCTGTTAGATGTAGAAACTATACTACGCGTCACGACATCCAAATCACCGCCCAATTGAGGTGTGGTATCGTCTGAAAGTTCATTTAATGCAGATTGCCAAGAATAATCGTTACCATTGTAAAATAAATAATCACCGCCTGTTGCACTGCTTCTATTTAAGTGAGTATCAACATCACTGTCTGCATAACTTGATGCTGGTGTACCAAAAGAAAGCGCTCCTGATCCATCAGTTTGCAGCACTTGGTTAGCTGATCCGTCTGAAGTTGGAAAAGTAAATGTGCTTGCAAAACTAGCAAAGTTTGCATCACCAACCGGAGCAGTTTTAACTAAACCACCCATGTTAGAATGATGTTGGCAATATGTATAAAGTATGTCCGGAGCATCTGCTTCCAGTGTTACTTCAACGTAGCTTCCAGCGCTTCCAGCAGTTCCTACAGTTGTAATTCCAGTAGTATATTGAGAGCCGCCCCCATGCGTACCATTTGAGGTTTCACTAAATCTTAACGGATGTCCACTAACACTAGAGTCAGAGGTATTGAAACGATAGGTAATGCTTTTAGAAAGAGAAACGGTCTGCTGTGACGTTCCATCAAAATGATATCTGTTGCCACCGCCAACCGACGCCACCGTTACAGTTATTTCTGCAACAGCAGCTTGACCTGACGAATTTATTTTAGGTGCAAATTTTGATAAATTTCTATTAATACTCATATCAGATCCTTATTTATGTAATAAAATCAATACCTTAGTTCCTGGGAATTAAGTTATATTGCGTATTGTTGCACTTGCAAAATGTCTCCAGCACTAGCTCCAGAAACTAAAGAGACGCTTGTAGAGGAAATTGAATAGTCTGTGGACGGGAGTAAGAGAATCCCGTTTAAATAGACCGCACTTTTGTTAATATTATAACTGCCACTAAATGCAGTTTGTCCTGACGTTGCAGTAAACTCTGTAGTAGAATAATTTGCAGATGCACCGCCATACTCTACAACTTCTACTATATCTCCAGCACTTGCAGCAGAACCTAAAACTACAGCCGTTCCTGAACTTGCAGTATATGACGCCTCATCAATTTTAGTTCCATTGATGAAAAGTAAAATATTCCCCACACTATAATTTACGCTAAAACTGGTTTGCCCAGCCGTCGCTGTAAATGCTGTGAAATTGTGAGCACCACCTGACAGAGTTAAATCAGCAGCAGACGGACTGATAAAGACATATCCAGAACCGCTGAGATTAAGAAGCGAACCAGTAGAGCTACTGCTTAGAGTCCTAGAAAGTGTCGTGCCGCTGTGGGTGTAAGTGCCTTGCCCAATTTCCCAAGCAGTACCATCTTCAATGACATAACGTACTGTGTCACCGTCTGAAATGCCACCATCTGCAAACGTCTGATAACCAGAACGAGCAGAGCCTAAACTTAATGTACCCGTTCCGGTAGTGCTAGTTGAAACGGAAACCCTATCAGCAAATTTAACCATCTACTTTTCCGTTTCTTTTTTCTTTTCGTCTTTGACTTCATCGCTTTTCAAATCTGTCGTGTAGCCTTTGTCAGATATTTTTTTTGCGATTTCATCAGAAACAAACTCAAAGTGGTAAACCGTTTTAGTAGTCATAACCATTAGCTCACTTTCTATGATGGATCTGGAATACCCGTTGCGAAACTAGCGCCTGTAAATGAATTACCGCTAGTTACAGACTGAGAGGCTGATAAGCTGCCAGTGACAAGCAATCTGCTGTTGTTTGTATCGCTAATAGCGTAATGTGTTGCAGTGCCATTACCTGTAATACTACCATCTGAAATAGCCGCAAAAACAACTTCACGCCCACCGCCAGATCGGTCTGAGGGTGAAGCGCCAGAAAGTGAGGTAGAGTTACCTAGTGTGTATGTAGAAGTTGCAGCAGCGTAGGTAGTCGGTTCTTGACTACAAACATCAATTCTATTTGCTTCAGTGTCTAAAACTCCGAGTCCAGAGTCTAGCACTCTGTCGTTTAAAGTAGCCATTTTTAAGATCTCCTTATTTGGTTGGCATTATGGCAAGGTAGGCCATACGGGGTTGAGAGGATCGAAACCGTCAGCTTGCGGCATATCCCTCAAATTCTGTCTTAGTGTGCGATAGTTCTGTTTGTCTGTTTCAGATAACGGACTGTCTAAAGTTTGCGTCCAATCTGTATCTGTTAAACGTTTGTTACGTTCTTCTCTAAATTCTATTAAGTTTTCTGCGTCTATGTCAGCTTGCGTTTCAGCAACAAAATTGCCGTCAATATAATTTAAATATTTTACTGTGTCGCTGTCGCTAGGTGCAGCTATCTTTGCCATAACACCAGTGTCGTTTGCAGCTATCAGATCATCTGCATCTGCTTCACTTTTAAACTGAGAAACAATCCAGCCACCATCATTTAGATAAACAAAATAGCTCATTGTAAAATTCCAATGAAAAAGCTATCTCCATTTACTTGAAACCTTCTAGCATATGTTGCTGTCATACTTACAGTTACAGACGTTCCACTAAGGGTAAAAGTTTTTAATTTTGTAAAAGTTCCAAAACCATGCGTTGAAGTTGTTCCGTTTAAATTAAGTGTAATAGTTACCTGCGCTGGATTATTATTAGTGTTACTTGTTGGACTAACAGCCGTAGAAATACCCAACATGATAGCTGATCCACTTGTTAATCCAGAAAATGTTGTAGAAAAAACTGTTTGGTTATATATTTGAGAACTGCCACCATAATAATAGCTATGGGCAGTAGTTTGTGTAGAAGCTATCCCAGCGCCAATAAAACGATCTGCTGAGATAGTTCCAGCCGTAATTTTTGAAGCGTTTAAACTTCCTATTTTTGCATCTGTAATTGCAGCGTTTTGAATTTTTGCAGACGTTATTATTCCATCATTAATTTGTGCTGCACTTGTAATAATTCCAGCTGTCGATAATAGACCGCCTGTAATTGTATTTGCTACAATTTTATTACCAGTAATAGAGTTTGCAGCAATCGCGTTTGCACCAACCGCATTAGCACTTATTTTAGAAGCCGTAATTGCATTTGCAGCTATCTCTGAAGCACCTACTGCATTTGCGCTAATCTTAGCTGCTGTAACACTGTTATTACCTAATTTAGCTTCTGTAATAACACCTGACGGAATTTGACTAGCAGCGATAGAGCCGCTTAATCCTGAGAAGCTACTTACACCACCACTAGATGAACTCCAACTAGACCCATCCCAATTATAAAGCTTATTGTCACTAGTTAAAAAAACCGTTTGTCCAGCAAAACTGCCGCTAGCTGGCAAACTAGAAACAGGCTCGATTAGATCTAAGCCAGCATCAATAAAGATTTGTCTTATGCCATTTTCAAAATCTGGATCATCTAAATAAGTTGTTGTTGCAGAAACACCGCTAGTAAAAGCAGAAGCATTGCCGGAATAATCTACAGCTTTAAGAAAATAATATTTGGTTTGATTTAAACCTAAATTTGTTCGTGTAAATGTGTCACCACCGGAAACACCTACCTTAGTTGCACCGCTAGAGGTGTTTGTACTATTTTCATAAATCTCTACAAAATTTAAATCTGTATCAGCTGGGTTTGTCCAGTTGATTGTAATAAATTTAAAACCACCCGTTGCAGAAATAGAAGTTGGCAAACTAGGAGCAGTTGTATCACCACCACCTGTAAATGTGGCTGAGACAAACGCTCCTTTGACCCCTTGTACTGTGACTGCTCTTACTCTGAATGTATACTCTACAGCGTCTACTAATGGACTAATTTCAATGCTTGTTTCAGTAGTTGTTGTTGAGTGAAAGCTACTATCTGCTGTTGCTTTGTACTCAACCTCATAATGAGAAATAAAGCTATTTGTAGGAGCAGCCCAAGACACAATTGCACTATGGACAAACGTACCGTCACCAGCAGTCCGTCCACCGCCTGATATACTGAGACTTGCGATAGCAAGGCCAGCTGATACAGACGTAAGTGTAGAGTTATTACTTAATATCTCGCTTTCTTCAGCTGACCAGCTAAACGCTGCTGAAGATGTCTCACGCAATGTAAGACTTACACTAAGCTCACCAGATGATCTATCATTAGAAAACTTCCAGCCAACTACCTCAAATTCTTTTGAAGAAAAACCATAGCGGCTAGCTGTGATTGCTACAACGTCACCGACTTGCACGTTAAATGCTTCTAAACCAAAATCAGCTGTGAGCGTCATACTTTCACGCGCTCTAAACAAAGTCATTTTTGCTAGACGCTGTGCCATTGCGCTAGACGTTGTGAAGGGTAGGGCTAAGTCTACAGCACTTTCAACACCAGCGTCATTAGCAATAAAAGTAGCACTTCTTATTTCTGGATAATCAACCCGTATGTAATCATCAGCAGCAGAGTTAAACATACCGCGCACAATATTAAAACTGTCACGTCTGCTAGGCTTGGTTTCAACATTTATACCGGAGCGAAAATCATCCAGTGTAAATGTCTTAACCGCTGCTGTATATTCTCCAACTTTTAGCTGCCAGCTACCTTGACCCCAGAATAACGTAGCAGCGCAAGAAGTCATCATATCGCCCAGAATATCAGACGGGCTTCTGTCTAAACTTACAACACCGTTAAGCTCATATCTTTTTTCAGTGCCGCCACCAGCTAAGGTAACAGTTTCATCACATGCGTTTGCAGCTGCTGAAAATACAGTATCGTTTGTAACTCCCGTATTATCAACGCCATAAGGGTTTGTAAGATAGTCACGAATACATAGAGCAGCGTTAGCCGAAAAAGCAGTGCTGGCAGATCTAGGATCATAAACTTTCTTGCCTTCTACTATTGCAGTAAATAGCGGTATGCCCTCAGCAAAAACATTTTGGTCATATTCCATCCTCACATAGAGGCAAGCAATCCCTTCACCTTTAAAATTAGTATCTTCATTATTACTAGGAGCAACCCCGTCTATATTCCATTCGGGGGAATTTGTTATCCCGTTTAGTTGACTATAAACGTTTTGATTGTCAGCGCCTAAAAACTTACGAATGTAAATCTTTGGATTGCTGCTATCATCTTTCCAACGCGCATCGGAAACAAAATAATCTGCTCCGATAGTTACGGTAACATCATTAATGTAGACATTACCTATTGCGTTTACTTCATGTCCAGCCAGCACAATAATCTGGTGTAAAAACTTATTAGTGTCACCAGTGCTTTCTATGTATGTAACAACACCGCCTTTTCTTATCGTGCCATATACTATTTCTTGAGGCGCTGTCGCTGTCCTAGTGTTTGCTAATAATCCAGAGCTAGTACCAAATGCACCAAAATCAGGCTTAGGCATTAGCGCTTTTAATGCCCAGCTGCTAACTGCTGCTATTGCTAGATAGTTTATAGCTTTAGTAATAAATATCTGCGAAGCTGTCGCACTCGCTAATATATTTCCACCGAATAGAATAAACGGATCTCTAGGTATTCTTTCCCAGCTGTTGAGGCTGACTAATCTGTAATTGTAAAGACTGTCTTTCACGCTAGCACCCAACCACTTGTAATTGTTTCTATCGGTAGGGCTTCCAAAGATTGCTTTCCTAGAAAGACAGCGCTGCTACCTAAGCTGATACCTAAAGCATCATTTATAACCCAGCGCCTAGCTGCTTTAGTAGTAACTAAAGCGCCCCGGGGTGGAACTCCCTGAACTCGCGTTAGCTTTGTTTCTAGAGCCTCATAAAGTGTATGAGCACCAAAGCTTTCCCTAAGCTTTTCACGACTTAAATACTGACCGTTTTTTGTATATTTATTTAGCCAATCATCAGCGTAACCAGTGCCATACATCGCCCTAAAACAGTTGTTAGTAAAAACAAAACAATCGTTTGTATGCCACTGAAAACCATAATTTCTATTTGCTCTTATATATTCATTAAGAGCATCTAGATTAGGTTGCTTCATCACCAGCTTGTACTTCTCTACCCCAGACTATTGATTTATCTTGCAAGCCAGAAACCCAATCAAAAAAACTATCGTGTGATGGTGCTCCAGAGTTGCCACCATCAAGCCATTTTTGAAGCCTTACCGCCTTATGACTTTCGCTAGTGTAGCGTCTTATATTTGGGCGCTCTAAAGTAATAAGCCTGTTTTCAACCGTCAGCTTAACAGTTGCGCTGTCTGCATCATCTACAATAGTCATTTGATCCATGTAGCCGCTAAAGACTTCTACAACATCACTAACACCATTTAGACCCCAGTAAATTGTTACAAGTCTACCTTGGTACTCTTCAGTAAGCGCGTAAGTCAAAACTGTGTTTGCTAGACCGGACAGAGTTATTGTCGTTCCTCTAGCAGATAGATCTCCAGCCTCTTCTAATCCCTCAATAGAAAGCAGTGTACCCGTTCCGGTATAGGTTGCAGAGTTTATAGTTTTATCACCGTAGCCCGTCCATAATCTCAAAGCACCGGATTGAAATGCTAAGTCTACAGCGTAAAACGGCTCTATCTCAGCATTAGATAAAGCCGATAAAATAGAACTTGGAACTGCTCTAGTCATACTGCTTCCATTGCTCCAAAGCTAATTCCATAGACCGACAATTGATCTACACTATATGCAGTTTCGTTACTGCTTAATCTAAACAGACCATTAGCGCTTGTAAGATCCGCTGACACTGCTGAACGATCTTTTCTAAGGCTAGGCCATATCTCTAAATCTGCTGCGCTACCTGTTCCGGTGTAGTCCTCTAAGACCTTATGCAAGGTAGAGTCAGAGCCAGTGCCTAATCCAATAAAGTCACCAGCCTTAAATGTTTGACCGGACGTTACCGTTGCGCTTACTGTGTTATCGCCAGCTGATCCTGTCACTGTAGCAGCTGTCGCTGTGCCTTGTATGCTGTGCGATATAGGATCACTTAATAGAAATGTTCCATGCTGACCCCTAAGACTAATAAGCCAAGCTACC